CAAAATTTGATGTTTATCCATCGGCATACGCTAATGGATATGCAATACAAGTCTGTAAGGGTAAAATAAAGGGACTGGATGGAAAGAAAAGGTGTTCACCACCATATTGTTAAGATTATAAAAAAAGGGGTTTTAAGACCCCTTTTTTATTGAATATAGAATTGTATTAATCCATCGTTTTGTTTCATTTCCACCAAGTAACGAATAATTTAAATTAGAATCTACGGATTCAGATAATGTAATATTATTAAATTTATTATTTAATTCATTAATCATTTTTTCAGTAAAAGGTACTCTATTATATAAGTTTTTAATAATTGTTAAATTTTCGGTAATTCCTTGTTTTTTAGATTCATATAAAATTTTTCCAGCTAAACTAACTAATTTTAATGGTGGTAAAAACTCAACAGATTCTTTTGTTGTTTTGTAAGACGAGTAAACAGGTTTTTGTCCTTTACCTGTTTGTGTATCTGCTTTTTCCGCCTTTCTTTTCTTAGCACAAGCGGCTCTTTTCTGAGCGTCACTCATACCAGCAGCAACACCTTTGGCCCTACATTTAGGATATGACTTTGAGTCAGCATCTGGTCTTCCACATGGTGGGTGTCCACCACCTTCTTTTTTTCTACATATATTAACCCAAGGACCAGCGGGTTGTTTAGAACCTTTAGGTTTTTTCTTAGTTCCAAACCAAACCGCCAAGTCTTCATTTACAGTATGTACATCATGTATTTTCACGTCGTAACTACCGTCTTTATCTTTTTCCCATACACCAATAACTTTTGATATATTGTTTTTTAAAGTTTTTTGTTTTTTTTCTTTATTGGCAGGGTGTTTTGAAAATTCAGTGTACGGACCTAATTCTGATTCTTTCCATTTTTTTAAACCTAACTCAATTGGACCGTTGTACATGCCGGCGCTTATTGACGTACTACTGGTTTCAGTAATTTTTATATACTCATTAAGAATATCTTGAATTATTACTTTATTATCCATCATTTTTTTACGATTATTATATATAAATATCTTACTATGATTAATAACAACACAAAACTATTTGATTTTTTACAATATAACTCAAATGACGAGCTTGAAAAAATAATTAATTCTATTGAAAAGGAGCAATCTTTATTCTATTTAATACAATCAGTAAAATCAGCGTATAAACGAGGTTGTTTTACATTAGAAGAATCTGAAATTATTTCAAAATCGTTACGTGTTTTAAGTACACCCGATAAAAAAGAAGAGGCATAAAAAAAGGGACAATTTCTCGTCCCTTTTTTATTTCATTTAGAAAAGATTATCTCAATTCTCTTAAGTCAAATGTTCTAACACCATCAACTGTGATTTTACCGTAGAAACGGTTGTTCACCATCTTCTTAGCGTATCTTGTCATGATACCTTTGATAGGTGTGAAGTTGAATGGGTTATACATTGTTGGAGTCAATTGTAATGGTACGTATGGTGCGTACACATAACCTGTGTCTAACAATGAGTTACCTTTATGACCAATCAATACTGTGTTTGGTGGGAAATAAGGGTCTCTGTAAACTTGGTATCTACCAGCCAAAGTTCCAACTCTTTCAATACCCATGTTATATTGGTCTTGCTCAGGAGCTGCGTTTGATACGTGGAAGTATTCCAAATCATCAAAGATTGCACTGATTTCAGAAGAAACAACAATCCAGTTAGCTCCACCTCTCAATGTTGATTTGTGGATTTGAGCTGAAAGTTGGTTGATTGCTGTAATCAATGTTTGGTTCCAATCTTTTTGAGTGTATTGTGTTAATGGATTTGCAGTTGTACCTCTTTTCCAACCGTTGTAATCCCATCTCAAAGTCCATGCTGCACCTTTTCTCAAATCTCTCAAGATTTCTCTATCAATTTCTGCCGCAACTTGCTCAGACAATAAAGCTGTTAATTCAGCTTCAGCGTCAATGTTGTGGAATGCTGCAACGTCTTGTGCTAATTCAGGAGACCACTGTGCTCTCAATTTTCTTTCAGTTACAGAAACTGTTACTGATTCCAAATCAAAAGAAACTTCACCGATTTCATCTTCAAATTCTAAGCTCTTGTACGCTCTGAATTTTGTTGTAAATTGAGTATTTAATACTCCAGTACCAGCGATAGTAGTAGTTATACCCGAATAACCATCCAATGAGTTCGCACCTATTGAACAAGGAACTTGAGCGTCAACTTCTAAATAAATGTAACCATTTGCGTCACAAATATTATCAAAGGTTCCACCATTACTACCACCTGTTGGGAATACAGTTGTTGTTTGTGAACCATATTGAACAATACCTTTTCCGTATTTTTGAGTAACAACTCTAAATAACAAGTTACTAGCTCCTAATCCAGAAAACGCACCACCTGCAGTTACAACAGCTTTTACTGTTAAATCAGCTAAGAAAGATTCGTTATCCATTACTTGACCATCAGGACCAACTAATTTACCCGCTCCCGCATTTGAGAAACCTGACATAAGAATTAATACTTTTCTGTATTCACCAGCAGTATAACCTGAGTTTACTAATTCAGAACCTGACCAAGCAACTGTTGTGTTATTAGCTGTTACTGAAGAAAAAGTACCTTTAGAATAGTCAAATAATCCTGGAGGGTCTAATGTTGCTTCGTTACCTTCGTAGAATCTGTCATACAAATTCTTATCGTTTGCACCATAACCAGTGTTTGTTCCAGCTGGTCCATTAGGTGCTCCAAAAGGTGCGAAGTGTGTACCACCATCAGTTGGGTCTTGACCCATGTCATAACCCTGAATTTTAGGTACGAAGTAGAACAATTTACCGATAGGTAAGTTCATAGCTTGTACAGATACGATGTCGTTAGCCAACAATTTAGAGAAAACTCTTCTTACGATTGGAAATACAACCGTTTCGAAAGAACCGTCTGATGCTGTGCTAGCAGCTTCGTTAATTAAGTGAGATGCTTGGTTTTCATAAAGTTGAGCGATGTTTTCTTTAACATGTCCTCTCAAACCTTCCAAGAATCCTAATTTGTCCCATTTGTTAATAGTATCTTCTTTGATAACTTTAAGGTGCTTAAGACCGATGTTACCAACAAGACCTGATTCTAATAATGCTCCCATTTTTTAAAATATTTAGTTTGTTTTTAGTTTATTTTTATTTATTTATTCATTTTTGACATAAGGTCCTTCATTCTTAAGAATTGTGGATTTTCATATGTCTTACTTTCAACCAAATTAGTTGAACCTTTAGTTGGTGTTCTATCAATGTTTTCAACGATAGATTCTTTAACCATTGGTTTACCAACTGAACCTAATTCATCTTTAATAGTTTGATAAAGATTTTTAGACTCTTTGATTGTTTCGACGTTGTCAAAACGTCTCATGATATTTATTTTTTCTGATTTTGTTGTAGTATGTTCAGTAAACAATCTTGTAGCGTAAGCCAAGTTAGAATTGAAAACAGCAACTTCATTTAATTTTTCTCTGAAAATATTTAATGCTTTTCTGTACTCCTCATTCTTAGCTCTTAAGTTTTCAACTTCTTCTTGTAAAGCAGAATTTGTAATAACCTTCATCTTTGGAAGACCTTTTCTTTTTGGAAAATTTCTACTTCCATTTCCGTAGGTTCTTGATGCTTCTTTTGTTTCAGTTTCTTTTGGTTCAACATCTGCATCTTCACCTTCCTTAAATTCAAATTTCTTAGGACCTTTAAAGCTTTCTTTATGTTGTGACATATCTTCTTTAAAACCTTTCATGTTGACTTTACCTGTTGGTAATTCTGATTTAGCTTTTCCCATACCCAAACCTTTTGGTTTAACCATCATACTAGATTCCGTTACTGTAGAGTCATCTTCATCAACATTATCATCTTCACCTAATTCAATTTCGTAAACAATTTCTTCGTCAACTGATTCATTAGTATCACCATCGGCGTCATCATATGACTCTCCTAATGATTTCATCATGTCTTCGTCTTGAAAAGTAATTTTGTCTACATCTAAATCTTCACCAGTTTTCTTAATGATAACTCCGTCATTATCGCCCATACCGTTAAGTACTGCCATAATTTCTTCCATAGATGCTCCCGTCATATCTAACGGTTCTAGTTCATCCTCATCTTCATCATCTTCTAATCCCATGTCATCCATATTCATAGAATCTGAATCATCAGGCATTTCATCACCCATCATAGGTCCTTCAATGCCCATAGCATCCAATGAATCTTCATCTTCATCTTCAGCATACATTTCAGTCTCGTCAAGAGACTCTTTTACTAACTCTTCGATTTCTTCCTTCATTGTAGAAGCAAGTATTCCTTTTGCGTTTTCAGTGACAACGTGTTCCAAATTTTTCATTTGTAACAACGCTTCCTCAACTAATGATTTTTTTTCGCTCATTTTTTGTATAATAAAATATTTTTTATTTACACTATAAATATGCCCTTAATCAAAAAAATCTTAAATGGTGACATAATAAAATAAAAAAAACCCGATTTCTCGGGTTTTAACTTACTCAAAAACTTCGTCAATTTTACTTTCACTGACTGCCGTTATTCGCCAATCATGTTGAAATGATTTAAATTTCTCAGTTACTTTCGCTTCAACGTCTGTTACGCTGTAACCTTTAACTAATTTCTCTTCTCTAACTTTTTTGATTTTTCCTGAGTTTTCATCAATCAAGTCGTACTGAATTTTTGCTACAAAATATTTTTCGTCCATAATAATTATTTTATCTATACCCCAAAAAGTCGTTCAATTTTCCCATTAAGTCAAGCGATTTACTAATACCACCATCAATTCTTCCATTTTCTTTTGATTTTTTTTCTTCTTCAAGATTTTCATCGTATTTGTGACGGTCATCTTTATTAACAAATAGATATGCACCTGGTGTAGATGGATTCATAACTAAGTCAAAACAAATCATTTCATAATCATTTTGAACTTCATTGTGTTCACCTTTTTTTGCTAAGGAACCAACACCACGTGAAGAAACCCCCATCGTAACACCTTGTCTCATTAAGTTTGCCGCAACATCACCCTTAGATGATACAATACCTCTTTCATGAAAACCTGGTGTTGTCAACAATCTTAGTTTACCTATAAGAACATTGTCCTCCCACCATATATCATCAATAATGTGTGATACTCTGTCCAAATCAATCAAAGATGATTCAGGGTGGTTAAGTTCAGATGTTGCCAAACCTTTAGATATTGTTTGTTTATATTTTTCAGCTTCTCTTTTTAATATATTTTCAGGATATACACGACCATTTCTATTTGGTGTACCATACTTTTGTAATGTTGCGTAAAATACAAATGGTTTAGAGTGGTCTAATTGTGA